CATGACGGACATCACCCAGGCGGTCGATGCTGCCGACGCCGCTCAGACGGCGGCCGAGTTCGCCCGGGACGAAGCGCTGGACGCCCGCGACGCCGCGCTGGCGGCTGTCGGAACCGTCGCCGTGAGCGCAACCGACAGCGCGCCTAGTCGACTGGACGCCAAGATCGAGGCGGGGCTCGGGCTGGGAGCTACCGTCGTCGATCCCGGCGGCGGCGAACGCCTGTCGTTGGATCTGGCCCCGCAGATACATGCCGGCGCCCTCGTGGCGCTGGCGCGCAGCTTCATCTGACTTGAACGAGGACCAAGATGGCCAATCAGCCGATCTTCGTGGCGGCCTACCGCCAGGATAGCGCGATTCTGCGCGCCGACATGGGCAACGCGGCGCAGACCGTCTTCACGCCCGGCGCCAATGGCACGCGCCTACATACGATCGCACTCGGCAACGATGGCGATGCTGCCGCCCTCGTGGAATTCGGCACCTTCGACGTCGTGTTCTCCGGCGTCGATGTAAACATCGTCCCAGGCGCGACGCCGGCCACGGATCCCTTCACCGTGACCCGGACCGACGATCAGCCCTGGGCGATGTCTGAGAACCTGCAAGTTCTGACGCTCTGGAACGTCTCATCTGTTAATCGAGGCGACTACCGGATGACCGGGACCGGAGAGCAAACGCCCGGTTCCGGTATCTTCGACGTGCTCAATCTGGAGAACACGCCGGGCAACGCGATCGTCCAGCAGCTCGGTGTCACCATCGATGCCTATCGTTGGCGCCCCCTCTGGTCGATGGAGGTTCCGGCCCGCGCCGGGTTCGACGGCAATCCCTCGGTGGCTGGGCTTGATCTCGAGCAGATGCCGTGGCTCGACCTCACGGGCGACCGCTGGCTGCTCCTCAAAGACCCGCTCGCGGCGCGGATCACGGCCAACGCCAATGCGGTCACGACCGGCAATGTTCATATCGGCTTCTTCGGCGGCGATTACTGATGACCAATTCCACCATCACGGCTGATCTGCCGCGGGTCGAGCGTAAGGTTGGCGGCGGATCGATCACTATCGGGCGTCGCGGCAGCAGTCACCATCGTGTGACGCTGTTTCCCGGTCCCATCGCCGACAGCAAGGGACAACGGGCGCTCAACCCGCATGTGTTCCGCCACAACACCCGTACGCCCAAGCCTTTCAACCACGAGGTGGTGACGGGCCCCTCGATCACACAGGAGAACAGCCAGGGCCTCCTGATCGTCGATCACACCAAGGTCGCGATGTCTGGGTCGAACCAGTACTCCGACCTCGGCGACGGGAATGGCGGCGGCTACGTCCAGCACGGATATATTCTGTCTGACCCCCTGCAGTGGCTCGGCGTGCAGTCCAACTGGATCCGGGCCATCGCCGAAGGCCGCATGGATCCCGACGCGTGGCCGACCAACTACGGCGGCTACGACACCCGCCATCACTGGAAGGAGCGCGACGCCTTCCACATCGTCGGCGCCATTCCCGGCTACACCAAGGTGGTCCTGCTCAAGTGCGGCGTTGCCTTCGCCTGCGGCTACAGCGGCCACGGACAGTGCGGCGACGGCGCCGCCTCGAACCGTGCGGGCTGGCGCATGGTCGGTTGGCAGTCTTATGAGGGCATTCAGGAGGATCAGCGTATCTACAAGGACGGCCGCAAAATCGTACAACTGGCCGGAACGGTGAATGGTCAGGACAGCACCGCCATCACTTATTACGCGCTGACCGACGATGGCCGTCTCTGGGGCTGGGGCTACAACGGCTACGGCCAGACCGCGACGAACAATGCCACCACCAACTCGGCGGAGACCTATTCGCCGCACCAGTGCTACCGCGAGGGCCTGCCGTCGCGCGGCGAGAGCGGTATCGTCCCGGTCACCGACGCCGTTTACGTGACCGCGGCCTGCGATCAGTACGGCACGGTCTGGTACATCGACACCGCCGGCAAGGTCTGGGCCGCCGGGCGGAACAACAACTATCCCATGGGCGATAGCTATGGGAACAACCAGACCTACTTCCGTCCGGTCCAGCACGGGACCAGCGGCAACCAGCTATTCGCCGACAAGGTCTGCATCAAGATTGCCGCCTGGGGTGGTGGCGACAACGGCCAGGCGCTGTTTCTGTTCGCCGACGGCACGGTCGCCTTCGCCGGCTATTCCGGCTACGGCCAGGCGATGACGGGATCGACCACCGGCACCAACGCGACCCAGTTCATTCCGGGCTTCGGCGCAGGCGAGACCTACGGCAAGGCGGTCGATGTCTGGGGCGGCGGCAACAGCTACGGCACCAGCTATGTGAAGACCGAGGACAATCGCCTCTTCGGCGGCGGCTACTCGGGCTATGGCCAGCTCTCCAACGATCGCTCCGCCGGCACCTACGTCGGCGTGCACGAGATCGACCTAACCCTTGGGACCGGGGTCGCGCCGGGGGAGCTCCTCAAGATCGACCTGGCGGGCCGCGGCTCGACCACGCATCTGATCGCGCTCTTCGACGACGGCACCACCCTCTGCGGCGGGCGCAACAACAACGGTCAGCGCGGTGGCGCGTTGTTCGCGGCGAACTCCTACTGGTGGAACGCACCGGGTCTGGCCGCGAAGGTGATCGACGCCGATGCACACTCCATCGGCTCGGACAACGGCGCCAATCTCTGGCTCGGCGAGGACGGTACCTGCTGGGGCGCGGGCACCTGGTACGTGACCTACAACGTCTACTACAACGCCGGCTACTCGCAGCGGAACCCGTACTGGCCCATCGAGATCAACGCCAAGCTCGGGACCTGACCCATGCGACTGTTCATCTCTTATACGGAAGAGGCCGGCGGCTTCTTCCAGCCGCCGGACATGCCCGAGGAGCCGAACACCTGGGAGCATCTCTGCCTCGTCGACGGGCGCCACTATGCGGTGCTCTATCACCCGATCCCCGAAGGCCAGGACGCGCGCATCGACCTGCAGGTCCACGATCCCAAGGCGGAACCTGAGTTGGCCGAGCTCATTCGGACCTTCGGCCATCCCTATCGGCGCTACCGCGAGGACCGGGAGCGTGACTATCCGCCGATCGGCGAGCAGCTGGATACGATCCTGAAGGCCTTCAATCAGCTGCGCCTGAACGGCACCGGCTTGCCGAAGGAGATGGACGAGCTCCTCGGCAAGTGGCTCGCCGTCAAGCGCGCCCATCCCAAGCCCGACCTGCTGGAGGACGACGATGCCGGATCCGGCGCTTGAGCAGGCGATCCGCGAGGCTTACGCCTCCGCGCCTTCCGACACCGTCATCCTGCACACGCTCGAACTGCGCCATCCGTCCTTCCTGGACGATGGCGGCCTGCCGACGGCGATCCGGGTGGTCCGCGACCATGTCGACCTGATGGCCCGTCTCGAAGCGGACGCACCGGTCGATACCGCGCCGGTGCCGGAGATCGCCGTCACCCTTGACAATGTCAGCCGGGAGATCGGCCGCCACCAGCCAGGACAAGATCGAGGTCACCTACCGGCCCTACCTCTCGACAGACCTGGACGGGCCACAGATGGATCCGCCGATCACGCTGATCCTGACCGAGGTCGAGGCGGACGTGTTCCGGGTCACCGGGCGCGCCCGCATGCTCGACATCGGCAACAAGGCCTTTCCGGCAGAGACCTATACCGCCAAACGGTTCCCCGGACTGACGCGATAATCCCATGCACTGGGCAGAAGAGCTGATCGGCCGGCCGTGGCAGGCGGGCGGGCGCGGTGCGCAAGCGTTCGATTGCTGGGGTCTGGTTCGGTTCTGCTGGCGGGAGCACTTCGGCATCGAGGTGCCCGAGATCCCGGTCGATGCGTCGGACCTGCGCAGGGTGCTCGATGCCTTCCGGGATCATCCTGAGCGGAGGCGCTGGCGTCTCGTGCATGAGCCTCGCGAGGGCGACGCGGTCCTGATGCGGCAGTCGCGACATCCGGTCCATGTCGGCCTATGGCTGGATGTTGACGGTGGGGGCGTCTTGCACGCGGCCCGCGGGATCGGCGTCGCCTTCCAGAGGCCCCGCGAGCTCGATCTGCAGGGATGGCGGATCGAAGGCATCTACCGATTTACCGGAGACAGTCCGTGACCGCCGTCGTCGTTATGCTGCGCAACCCGTTCTGCCCGGAGCGGGACCGCGACGTGCTGCCTGCCGCGGCCGGCACGACCATTCGCGCCTGGCTCGATGCCCGCGGGATCGAAGAGTTCGAGCGACCGACGGTCTGTCTGCGCAACGGCGAACCCGTGCTGCGGGCAGACTGGCCGGTTCTGGAGATCAGCGCATCCGACGTGTTGGTCTTCGTCTCTTTGCCTCAGGGCGGCGGCGGCGGCGGAGGTGGCGGCAAGAACCCCCTGCGCACCGTGTTGATGATTGCCGTCATGGTGGCTGCCCCCGCGATCGGCGGCGCCATCGCTGGTGCGATCGGCATCACGTCCACCATTGGCACGTCTCTGATCACCGCGGCCGTAGGGCTTGCCGGCGCTACGCTGGTGAATGTGCTGGTCCCACCGCCTAAACCTGCCGCGCCGAGCTTCGGCGGTTCCTTCGGCAGCACGCCCGCGCCGAGCCTGACTTACGCTCTGCAGTCCCAGGGCAATCAGGCCCGCCTCGGCCAACCGATCCCCGTCATCTACGGGCGACACTTGGTCTATCCCGACCTCGCCGCGACGCCCTGGACGGAATACGCCGGCAACGAACAGTACCTGCACCAGCTGCACTGCATCGGTCAGGGCGAATACGACCTCGAGCAGGTCCGCATCGAGGATACGCCGATCGCTTCCTTCGAGGAGGTGACCTACGAGATCGTCTCTCCCGGCGATCCGGTCACGCTGTTCGAGGCCGACGTGACCACGGCCGCCGAAGTTGCGGGCCAGGAGCTCAAGGGATCCAACGAGCTGGACCCGGGCGACGATGGCTGGATCGGTCCCTTCGCTGCCAACCCGGTCGGCACCGCCGCCGGGGAGATCGGCATCGACCTCGTCATGCCACGGGGCCTCTATTACGCCAACACCTCAGGCGGTCTCGATCCGCGGACTATCGCCTGGGAGGTGGAAGCCCGCGCGATCGACGACGACGGCGTCGCCCTTGGCGGCTGGGTGCAGCTGGGGGTGGAGAGCGTCACCGCCGCCACGAACACGGCCCAGCGGCGAAGCGACCGCTATCCGGTCGCAAGCGGCCGCTACGAGGTTCGTCTCAGGCGGACCGACGCCAAGGATACCGACGCCCGCGCCGGGCACGAGATCCGCTGGCAAGGGCTGAAGGCGTTCCTGGGCGGCGAGCCCGTGTTCGGCGACGTCACCCTGCTTGCGGTGCGAATGCGCGCGACCGACAACCTTTCCCAGCGCTCGTCTCGGCTGGTGAACTGCATCCTGACCCGCAGGCTCCCGATTTGGGATCCGGTCGCCGGTTGGTCTTCGCCTCAACCGACGCGGTCGATCGCCTGGGCCTTCGCCGATGCCGCGCGCGCCTACTATGGCGCCGACCTGCCGGACGCCCGAATCGACCTCCTGGCGTTTCATGCTCTGGACGGGCTGTGGCAGGGCCGCGGCGATCGCTTCGACGCCGTCTTCGATCAGGGCGTCACGGTCTGGGAAGCGCTCACGCGCATTGCCCGCGTCGGGCGGACTGTGCCGTTCCTGCAAGGCGGCATCCTACGGCTGGTGCGAGACGAAGCGCGGACCTTGCCCGTCGCGCTCTTCGGCCCTCGCAACATCGTCAAGGGAAGCCTCAAGGTCCAGTACTTGATGCCGGGCGAGGACACTGCGGACGCGGTCACGGTCGAGTATTTCTCGGCGCGCATCTGGGCGCCCGATGAGGTGACTGCGAGTCTCTCCGACAGCGCGGCCGAGCAGCCGGCCAAGGTGGAGCTGTTCGGCTGCACGAACGAGGCGCAGGCGCTCCGGGAAGGTCTCTACATGGCAGCGGCTAACCGGTACCGCCGTCGCATGGTGAGCTTCCGCACTGAGCTGGAAGGTCTGATCCTGACCTATGGCGATCTCATCGCCATTGCCCATGACATGCCCCGTTGGGGCCAGGGCGGCGAGGTCGTCGCCTGGGATCCCGAGACCGGCACGCTCGATCTGTCCGAGCCGCTGGAATGGACAGACGGTGAGACGCACTACATCGCGCTGCGCCTGCGCGATGGGACGGTCAGTGGTCCCTGGCCGGTCGGGCCCGGTGCCGACGATCGGCATGTCGTCCTTGCCGAGGATCTCGACTTCACGCCCTACACCGGAGCGTCGGAAGAGCGGACGCACTTTGCCTTCGGTGTCGGCGAGGCCTGGAGCCTGCGTGCGCGGGTCATCTCGATCCGCCCGCGCGGTGAGCAGGTCGAGATCACCGCAGTGGGCGAGGACGCCCGCGTCCATGAGGCCGATCTGGCCGCGTAGTCATCGAGGATAAGAAGGTCGAATGAACCGTCCGACCGTCGATGACGGCCATATCGTCATGCCCGAAGCCGAGTTCGAGCAATTGCTGGAACTCGCGGCGGAGCGTGGCGCCCGTAAGGCGCTGGAGGATGTGGGGCTTGATGGTGACGATGCCGCCATCGACATCCGCGACCTCCGTTCCCTTCTGGGAAGTCTCAGGCTCGCCAAGCGCACGGCCGTCCAGACGACCGTGCGGCTGATCACCACCGGAATCCTGCTCGCCCTGATGGCCGGCATCGCCATCAAACTGAAGCTGTTTGGCAACGGTCCCTGACCGGCGGTGCCAACCCGCAACCCACCAGCCCGCCATTCGGCGGGCTTTTTTTGTGCCCGGAGACCACCCATGACGACGAGCTTCTACAACCACTGGCGCGAGGTGCGCGAGGGCGCTTGGCGCTGGAAAAACTTCTCGCCCGCCGAAATCGCCTGTCGCGGTAGCGGGTCGCTACGCCTCAATGAGGAGGCGCTGGACAAGCTCCAAGCGCTCCGTGATCGCCTTGGCAAGCCGCTGATCGTGCGGTCGGCCTATCGCAGTCCGGCGCACAATAAGGCAGTGGGGGGCGCGCCGAGATCCAAGCACATGGATGGTGCGGCCTTCGACATTGCCATGACGAACCACGATCCGGTCGCGTTCGAGGCCGCAGCGCGGGCGGTCGGCTTTCTCGGATTCGGCTTCTACCCGCGATCCGGCTTCATGCACATCGATCTCGGCCCCGCACGGCAATGGGGCGAGCGCTTCCCTGTTCGCGAGGCGGCATTCGCCGCCGAAACCTCGCCCGCCCGCGAAGTCCTGGCCGAAAGCCGCACCATGAAGGGCAGTGGCGCCGCCGGCGTAGCGACCGTTGGCGCCGCCGGCGTTGAGGTGGCGCAGAACGTCCTGGCCGAGACCCAGTCCGCCATCCTGCCGCTCGTTCCCTATCTCGACACGCTGCGATGGGGGTGTTCATCGCCGTGGCGCTCGCGGGTGTTGCTATCGCCATCTACGCCCGCATCGACGACTGGAAGCGGGGGCGGCGATGATCTCTGCGCTCCTGACGGGGATTGCCGCCAGCCCATGGATGCGGGCGGCCCTGCGCTACGGCGCCATTGCGCTCGCGGTGCTCATGTTCCTGCTTGCGCTGCGACGCTCTGGCGAGCGAGCCGGACGTCTCTCCGAACGCCTCGAAACCACGGAGAAGGCCAATGATGTTCAACGCCAGATGCTCGATGCGGCGGCTCGCCGCCCTCGCGATCGCGACGAGCTTGCTGACCGGCTGCGCGACGGGCGTTTCTGAACCCCGCATCGCCACTGTCTGCCCGCCCGTCGTGGAGTACACGCGGGAATTCCAGGCGCGCGCTGCCGAGGAACTCGGGATGCAGCCGAACGGATCCGCCATCGCCGAGATGCTCGCCGACTACAGCGTCATGCGCGATCAGGCGCGAAGTTGTCGCAGCCGAAGCCCATAAGCACGCCAATGGGAAGAGCGCGAACCGAAAGCCTCTTATCATGTTGAAAATAAATAGAAAACGAGCGTTCTAGGCGTCGTGTCTACTGCGCTGGAGGAGCCAGCCAATGCCCCCGAAGTATCCAAGCATAACGGTTCAACTGACTGGGTATGACAGCAATGCCTTCATGATCCTCGGCTTGTGCCGACGGGCCGCCAAGGACGCGGGCCTCTCGAAGCAAGAGATTGACGCGTTCTACCAAGAGGCCACAAGCGGGGATCATGATCATCTGATCCAAACCGCCATGCGCTGGTTCAGCTGCGAGTAGCGGCTGAACCAGCCTGCGCCGCCTTGTCGGCATAGGTCGCCGCGAAAATCGTCTCCGAAAGCCACTTCTTGAAGGACGGGTTGTCGCTGAATTGCTTGAAGAGCTCGGTGTGGTCTGACAGCAGCTCGATGACCGCGCGTTCCAGCGCCTTGTCGTGCTCGATACGAGCGTTCTGCTTGTCCGAGTTCTGCATCGCGTTCTGGTAGGCTTTGTCGGCTGCGACCTTTGTGGGCAGCTCCTCAGCAATTACCTTCCCGATCTTGTCGGCGTCCTTCCAGTCGATGTTGCCGAACATCTCGTTGAACGTCTTGAGGATGTTGCTCAGCAGATCGAGCTCCGGCTCCGGCTTGCGACCGCCGCCGCTGGTGGGGACGGGGCCGATTTCCGCATCGGCATCGGGCAAAGCGACCGACATCGTCGCCTGCGTCTCAACCCGGTAGCTGTCCATGTCGATGGCCTCCAGAATGCCCTTCGACAGGTCCTGCTCCTCTGGCGCCGGCAATTTTGGTGTGAGGAAGTTCAAGAAAATCGATAGCTTCTCCCACTCCGCGTTCGTATAGGGCAGAATGGCCGCTAGGAACCCGTAGG